CGCAAACGCAAATATATTCATTACACCTGGTTCAAATGGTTATGTAAGTGTAAACACTAATACAGCCTTTCAGGTTCCAGTTGGTAATCTTTCAACATATCCACCCGTAAATCGTGTTGGTATGTTGCGTTGGAATACTGAGTTAGGTTATCTTGAAATTTTTACAGGAGTAACTTGGGAAGCAGTTGGTATAGAAGGCAGCACTACCAATGTTGTTAGCGATGTTATTAGTAGCGGCGATGGGTCAACAACACAATTTTATCTAAGCCAAAATAATACAACAACGGGGACGCTTGTTAGTATCAACGGTGTTATTCAGTTGCCTACTACAAGTTATACAGTAAGCGGTAATGTTATTACATTTAATGAACCTCCGCTTAGCACCGATATTATTGAAGTTCGTCAATATGTGCCAAGTAATACAATTTCTACATTATTAAATGGCAATGCTGAAATAACAACTGGTTATACTAACGGTGTTGCAACATCTAAATTTATTAATGATGGTTTAACCACGCTAGCAATTGATAGTTCAAAAGTACAATTAAATATTCCGCTAGTTAGAAATGCTGCAAACACTACGGTAAGCACAATAACTGCTATTATTGATAGTTTTAGTCCAACACTTTATAGAACTGCAAAGTATCTGATAAGTTGTGAAAATTACAGCAGTAATTACTTTCAAGGTACGGAGGCACTTGTTGTACAGGATGGAACTTATGCTAACTTAGCCGTTTATGGTGTTGTTGCAACAGCTACTCAATTGTTTACGTTAAGTGCAAATATCTATAATAGCAATGTTTCGTTATGGGCAACAACCACCACAAATGGTAATATTATCAAGGTAAGTGCTACCTATATCCCTGTCTGATAATATATAGATAAAGCAGCATAAATATTCCTAACGGAGCCGCATTTATGTCATATACCATTACACACGCAAATGGAACAAATCCAATTGTAATTGCTGACGGAACAGTAGATAAAAGTACAAGTATTGCACTTGTTGGTAAAAACACCGCAAATTATGGTCAATATCTTGACCAAAACTTCCTTAACATGTTGGAAAATTTTGCAAATGGTAGTCAACCAACAAATGCTATTGCTGGGCAAATTTGGTATGATAGTGCAAATAAAGCATTAAAAGTATTTACTGGATCACTTTTTAAAAATATTAGCAGTGCAACTAGCAGTGCAACACAACCAACTGGTGCTGTAGTTGGAGATTTATGGTGGGATACTGTTAACCAACAATTAAATGTATATAATGGAACTGGTTGGGTTATTATTGGTCCACTTGGCGGACAAGGACAAGTCGTTGGTGAAACTCTTACTGATGTCAGTGCGGTACAACATAATGTAATTTCTTTTCAAATTAGCAATGTTCGCTATGCTATTTTAAGCAAAGATCAATCATTTACTATGAGCGGAATTAATGGTTTTGCAACAATTAATCCAGGATTGAATATTGCCTCAACTGCATTCGTAAGTAACAATAAATTTTGGGGACAAGCAAGCGATAGTGCAGCACTTAATGGTGTAAGTGGTGCTAGCTTTATGAGAACTGATCAAAATACTAGCACTAGTGGTATTTTAAGTGTTACTAATAATACTGGTATTAACCTTGGTACTACTGGGCAGGGTGCGTTTACTATCTATAGTAATGAATTACGCATGAGCAATACTGTAAATAATGGCATTATTAGACTTCTTACTAAAAATAGCAGTGGAACACCAATTGATGCGCTAGATATTCTTGGTAATGCCGATGTTCAGATCAATGGAAATTTATTTGTTTTAGGTAATTTAGACGTTACAACAAGTAATGAAACAAGCATTATTAGCGGTACAGGAACTAGCACAAATACAACAACAGGTGCATTACAAGTTGTAGGTGGTGTTGGTATTGGTGGTAATATTAATACTGGTGGATCACTTAATACATTTAGTGGCAATGTCACTGTTGGAAATTTACAAGCAATTGGCGGAAATGTTTATGCTAGCTATGTAAATGCTGGCACAATTGGTAACACTGGAACTGTTTTAACTGGAACAATAAGCACAGCAGCACAAACAAATATTACTTCACTTGGAACCTTAACATCGCTTGCGGTGACAGGTGCCGCTGGTTTTAGTGGTGGCACAGTAACATTTAATCCAACAAGCACGTACAAAGTAATTCTTGGAAATGTTGGTAATGTTCAAATTAGTGGTGGAACAACAGGACAAACCCTTATCACGGACGGTAGCAGCAATTTAAGTTGGTACACTATCCCAACACCAGTTGCTGGCGGTGCCACTGCGGGTCAACTTGCTATCTATACAAGTGCTACCAATCTTGCTGGTAACAGTAAAGTTACTTTCGATAATGCTAATTTAACAGTAACTGGTGGAATCCTTGCAACTTCAGATATCGTAGCATACTATTCTGACCAACGACTAAAAACTGATATTGCGCCTATTCCAAATGCACTTGATAAAGTTAAAGCAATTCGTGGTGTTACTTACCGACCAAATGATCTAGCATTTACAATGGGTGTAGGTGATAACAATGAGCATATTGGTGTATTGGCACAAGAAGTTTCATTGGTTGCTCCACAAGTTATCAAGGCAGCGCCATTTGATATTGCAGAAGATGGTAGCAGTAAGAGCGGTGAAAACTATCTAACTGTTCAATATGACAAACTTGTTCCGCTACTAATTGAAGCAATTAAAGAATTAAGTGCAGAAGTAGAGGCATTAAAAGCACGAGGTAGTTAAACATGCCATCAACACCAGGCGTACCAGGCGGCGCACTACCTTTTAGCGGTCCTATCGATTTAGCATCAATCAATGCAGAATGGGGGTTAGGAACAGATTTAACTCAATATCATGGTATAAAATGGTATTATGATGGCAATTTAACTTATGGTTATTTTGGTGGTAGTACTATTAAAGTAAGTGATTTTCGTGGTAAACGTGCAACTGATCCTGCTGGTAATGGAATATATTTTTCAAATGCTTCTGGAAGTGGAAGTTATACAGCATCACTTTATCGTAATTCTTTTACCATAGAAATATGGGGTGGTGGCGGAAGTGGCGGCGGCGGTAATGGTGGCACTGGCGGAAATGGTGGTGATAGCAGCACATTAGGTGTAACTGCTGGTGGCGGTCAAGGTGGTCAACCTGGTAGCATCCCTGTTCCTCCTCCGCCAGTAGATGTTACTGTTAGAGGACGTGGTGGGATATATGAAGGTCCACAAGATGAACATTTGAGTGGATTTGGTGTAGGAAGTAGTCCAGTTGGATTCCCCACATCTGCGGCAACTAATTCTGCCATTAATAATGTTGCCAATACAATTCGTGATGATACTGGTAAGGTATTTTAAAGGATTTAAAAAATGTCAGACGGCGGCGGTGGAAGTGGTGGAACAATAAATGCAGATGCTAAACCAAGCATTGAAAATCCTGTTCTTTTTGTAAATTTAAATGGTAATAACGGTGTAACTGGTTCCACTACCCAAAACAATAGCGCAACCAATGCTAATGTTGGTTATGGTGGCGGCGGTGTTGGTGCAAGCAATTCGTATGGCAGCGCAACTGGTGGCAGTGGCGGCGCTGGTGGCTATATAAAGATTACATACGGTCCAGGTCAAATACCATCTAGCACCGTATTAAATTATATTCTTGGTGCCGCTGGCACTGGCAGTGGAACTGCTGGTGGACCAGGCGGAATAAAAATAACTTGGAGTTAATTAGGTGACTATAGGTTTAACTGGTAAAATTGCCTTAAATGCAAACATTAACAACGAGTTTCATCGTGGTAATCTTGTTTCTGCATATCGAGGTATAAAATGGTATAAACCAGCAACATCAACTATTGGATATTTTGATAGCACTAATTTAAATTTTGGACAATTTCGTGGCACTCAAAGTAGTGTTACAGTTAATATAACAATTAGTAGCGATACACGGAATTATACTCTTAATCCTGCGGCAGTTAGTGGTTATGTTGCTGGTTTCACTACAGTTAATATAACAATTAATAGTGGAATATATATTGGCAGTAGTTCAACTGGAACCTATGCTCTTACAATTACTGGTTTTTCAAGTGGCGATACTATTAATTTAATTAATAATGGTATAATAATTGGTTGTGGCGGCGATGGTGGCGCAAGCCATAGCAATGCAGCAGGCGATGCTGGATCACCTGGCGGAAATGCGCTTTTACTACAATTTCCAACCAATATAACAAATAATGGAACTATTGCTGGCGGCGGTGGTGGAGGTGGTGCTGCTGATGGTGGAACCACATATGGAAGTTGTTTGGGTGGTGGTAGTGCTTACACTGGTCAAGGTGGTGGCGGAGGCGCAGGTTATAATCCTGGTAATGGAGGCAGCGGCAGTCCTAATGGTAGCGCCGGAACAAGAACAAATGGCGGTGGTGGTTCTGGACCTGGTGGAAATCCCGGCGTAGATGGTAGCACAAGTGGTAATGGAAGAGGTGGCGGTACTGCGGGTAAATACATCAACGGTGAAAGCTATGCTACCTATATACAAACTGGTACACTTCTTGGCTATCATTCTTAAGGATTAAAGATGGATACATTGACAGTAAAAGTGCATGATTATAATGAAGAAACTCACAGTTTGATTGTAAGTTTTACAACAGATGCAAGTGAAATGAGTGTTGATGAAAGTGAAAGATATAGTTTTGAAATTTCAAATTATAATCCAGATGATATGTTAGATACTATAAAGCAAATTTCACTTCAAGGTGCTAATATTGCACATGCAAAGTATCTTCGTGAACAAAGTAAAAAAAATGAAGATGTTGTGAATGCAGCAAAGGATCATGTTGGTAAAGTATTTAATTTTCCTATTACCGATTTGCTGCCAAAGGATGCTGTAATTCTATGATTACCATGACCGATAAGATGGTTATTAAAGAAATTGGTTTACAATATGCAAAAGCCATTTATAGCACGGCTGGAGATGAACTAATTCACAACATAAATGATGGTGGATTTACGCCTGGTCTTTATAATCGTCGTCATATTGGAACAAGTGGATCATTTACAATCCACTGGATGGTAGGTGGAACCGTATTGGGTCTATATGCACTACATGATGATGAATCACTAAACACAAATTTGCAAGTATATCCTTATAAAGATCAAGCATGCGGCGCTATTAAATTAACTGCGTTAGAAAATAATAGTGCTTATTACTGCATATTGCCTACAAATAGTGATAATAAAATTGCAGATGAAAGTTTTGATTTAACAGAAAATATGTCATTTACCACACAGCGTGGCAGATTATATATATCAAATAGTGAATTAACTGCAAATGGAAACGTTATACCGCCATTTACAATGTTTTCTTGTGTATACAACGTCACAAATTTAATTTCATCTACAAATGGAAAAATAGCTTCATTTTACCTGCTATAAAAATTAAACTTAGCAATAAATACTTCGTGGGAGTATTTTTAACATGGCTGGCAATTTAACAAGAATTCGTAATAACCAAGTTTACAACAGTGACATTTATGCAAGTGCAAAATTGGTCGCTAAGAGTGTAACAGGTGGTTTGCTAAGCGATAACTTTACATATACAGGTAATATGACCATCGGTAATCTTACGGTTAACGGTAATACTACCACGTTAGATACTACAAACCTTGTAGTTGCTGATCCACTACTTGCTATTAATAGAAACCAAAGCGGTTCTCCCACATATGACCTTGGTTTCGTTATGGGACGTGGTAGTTCTACCAACGTAGCAATGATTTGGGAAGAAACTGCCAAGCAGTTCCAACTACAATATACAACCGAATCTACTAGTGCCACTACATTTGGTACAATTAATAATAGCGGGTTTGCCAACTTACAAGCATATGGCGTATCTTTAAATAACGCTACAATTGGTAGTGCAAGTATTACAACACTTAGTACAAGCAGTACAATAGCATCAAGTGGAAATATTTGGGCGGCCAGCGGAACCGCATCTACAAATACAACAACTGGCGCATTGGTTGTAACTGGCGGAACTGGCATTAGTGGCGCATTAAATGTTGGAACTGGTATCAATCTACTTGGTAACGGTTATATCACAACTGACCAATCTAGTGCAAATTTACTTGGAACTGCAACAACAATATCTGCATTTGCATCTGGAACTTCTATTACAATTGGTTCTACTTCTGGTGCTGCATTAGTATTAAACCCAACAACTGTTCGTGGTGCATCATCAACCACCAGTTTATATAATACTGTTGCAACTACAATGAACTTTGCTGGTGCTGCTACTGCACTCAATATGGGTGCTACAAGTGGAACAGCAAATATTGCCAACCCAACAGTAATCGGTAGTCAATCTACACAAAATCTTTACAATACCGTTGCGACTACAATGAACTTTGCTGGCGCAGCGACTTCTCTTGTTATGGGTGCAGCAACTGGTGCTGCAACAATTAACAATCCTGTATTAGCATTGCCAAATGGCACACAATTATTAATAAATGGCACAAATCCAGTTATTGATACTAGTAGCACTGGCACAGCATCACTCTTCAATGCAAATGCAACTACTGTAAACATGGGTGGCGCAGCCACAACTATCAACCTTGGTCTAAGCGGCGCTGGTGCAGTAAAAGTCAATACCACTGGTAACAGTTATGGCAGTGGTCAAGGTGCACTACAAATTGCTGGTGGTTTCTATGCAGGTGGTGATAGTTATATTGCAGGTAATCTTGTTGTTGCAAACCTAACAAGTTTAGGTAGCACTGCATTAGTAGCAAACGCACCATTGCTTTATCTTGAAGTAACTGGACTTAGCAATTACAATTATGAAATTGGTTTTTATAGTCACAAATATGATGCTATTGAGGGATACAATCATACAGGTCTTGTAAGAAATCACGTTGATAATGCTTGGTTCTTGTTTAGTAATATTCGCACAGAACCTGGTCTAACAGTTGATCTTGGCAATGCAAATATTATCTATGATACATTAAAACTTGGCAACGTTATTGCACTTAGTGGCAATACTTCAACTTCTACTAATACTGGTGCTATCGTAATACCTGGTAACGGTGGTTTAGGTGTTGGCGGTAATATCAATGTTGGCGGTAATATCAATGTTACAGGCAACATTAATGCTATCTCAGCAAATGTTTATACACAAGGCGGTATCTTTTATGGTGCACCAACAACTGGATTTAACGCACTTTATGCTGGTCAAACTGGATATACTCCACTTGCACAAACTCTTGTTCAGATCAGTGGTAACTATAACGGATTCGTACAAGTAAACGAGCAAAATACAAACAGCGGTGTCAGTGCAAGTACTGATTATATTGCAACTGCAAATAATGGTAGCGACCAAGACACTTATATTGATATGGGTATCAATAGCAGTGGCTATGTTAATGCTACATATGGTTTGCAAAGTGCAAACGATGGTTATCTATACGTTGCTGGTAACACCACAACTGGCGGCGGTAACCTTGTAGTTTCTACTACAACTGCAAATGATATTATCTTCTCGCTTGGTGGCATTGCTACTGCAAACGAATTTGCTCGTATGAGAGCAAACACAAATAGTTTTGTTATTAGCAGCACAACTGCAAGCACAACTACTGGAACTGGTGCACTACAAGTTCGTGGTGGCGTTGGTGTTGCTGGTAACATTTACAGCGGTGCAAATATCGTAGCAACAACTGCTGTAATTGCACCGAGTATGTATAACTCTAACATTTACCCTATAACTGGTAGTGATCTTTATAAAAATACAGGACCAAACGGCAATCTTTGGATTAATTATAATGGATATAATGCAAACGTTATTGTAAACGGGTCAACTGCTAGTGGATACGGCAACCTATTTGTTGTAAACGGTTATACTGGTCAAGTTGGTATCAAACAACCATTTGGTTCATTTATTGGCAATGCATCATTCCAAATCAATGCTGTTGACAGTATGATCATTCCAGTCGGTTCAACTGGTCAACGCCCAAGTAATGCCCAAGCTGGTATGGTTCGTTATAACACACTAACAAACCAACTCGAATTCTATAATGCTGGTTCATCTACTTGGAGTGGAACTGGTAGTACATTTACCATTGTCAGTGAAGATAAATTTACTGGTGATGGAACAACAACAAACTTTACACTAAGTCAA